TTGGTGGCAAGAAGGGTGACGAGTCCCAAACCCATAAGGGTAAGGATGATGAAGTTTGTGAAGAGGTTGCCCATGTCTGCCCCCTTTGTGTTTCTCAGCTAGAGGAAGCCATTGATGAAGAGCGTATTCTTGAACACCTGAATGTGGTTGTCGGTCTTGTTGATCGTCTTAGCAAACTTGACGAAAATGATGAGGATGTCGAAACTATCATTGATGCTACTATTCAGGAGCTTCTTTTCCAAGATGTTGATGAGGAGGAGTAATCATGCAAGGCATAGGCGACTTCGCAGAACAACTCATTAACGAGCAAGTAGGAAATATTAAAGAGGGCAAGGAGTTACTTCCTGGTGCCTCAGAAAATGGTCTTGCTCCTGCTGGTAAAGATATTTCTAAGGTTAAAGTTCCAGATTCTTTCATGCAGGAAGTCCTGGGCGAAAACTTTAACCCCCAAGATACTCCCACTACTAAGTCTATTCCTGAGTTGGTTTGGTCAGATTCGGAAGAATCTGAAGCTCCTCCTCAGGATCCTAAAGTATTAACTGAAGAAACTATTAAACAACTAGTCCCTCTTTTGGAAGAAGTTAGAGATCTTCTTAGAGAAATGACTGCTGCTACTACAAGTAGTGGTGATATTGGTGTTAGTATGGCAGGATCTCAGAAGGATAGTGAGTCCTGGGCTAAGATGGAAAAGAAGTATGGATATTTAACTGCTAAACCCGCTAAAACTAGAAAACAAGTATTAAAACAATCTATTAAAAGTAAGCTAAGAAAAAAATGAAATTAACGGAAGCTATATTTTACTTAACAGAGGCCCAAGGCTCTACCGAAGGTCGTAAGAAGTATACTTCTAAAGAAGGAACGCGAGTAGATAAGAAAAAAGCTTTCAAAGGTAGGGTAAAAACTTACGATAGTATTAAGGCTGCTCTTTCAGACGGTTCTTACGGTCAAATTTTTACCACAAAAGCTGCTGATAGATTGTATGTTATTTCAAAGGGAAAGTGGGGAGCGAAGAGTGGAAGAGGTAAGATTGCTAAAGGGTTTACCCCAGGCAGTGCTACTCCTTCAGCAAAATGGGATAGTGTAAAGAAACACGCTTCTAGAACACTATTAAGATATGGTAAAGGTTCAGATAAGTTAGCTCAAAAATATGGAAGTCGAACCATCAAGGCTGAACGAGGAATTGGTGGTAAGGATGGTAGAGAAGATAAAGGAAATAAATAATATGCAATTACTTCAAGATGTGTTTATCATTGAACAACTTCAGGTATTATCTGAAGGTAAACAAAACAATGTGATGAAGATTCGAGGAGTCTTCGGTCGATGTAATGAGAAGAATAATAATGGTAGAATCTATCCTACTGCGGTGGTTGCTAGTCAGCTTGAAAAAGTTCAACCTCTAATTGCCGAAAGACGCTTATGTGGAGAGCTTGACCATCCTCAGAATGATACTGTTAAACTTTCTAATGCTTCACACCTTATTACTAAACTTGATATGAAAGGGGATGAGCTTATTGGTGAAGCTGAAATTCTTAAAACCCCTGCTGGTCTCACTGCTAAAGCTCTTGTAGATGGTGGAGTTAGGATTGGTATTTCTTCCCGTGGAATGGGAACTCTTTCCGAAGACCAAAACGGAGACAAGATTGTAAACGAAGATTATAGACTGGTTACTTTTGATTTGGTTGCCGATCCATCAACCAGAGGAGCGTATCCTGGTCTTGCTGAGTCTACTGAGTCTAAGTTTGTTCGTGAGTCTCAAGCAAAGCTTAAAAAAGAAAGTACCTTTGTTACCCTGCTTAACTCTAAACTGCGTGATGCTTATCAGCCTTGGATTGATGAGGCTAAGAGTTCTGACGAACTACATTCTGCTGGTAAGTCTAGGGAAGCTGTGGAGAGAAGAGAGGAAAGGCTAAGACGCCTCTCAAGAGCTATAGAAAAAAGTGCTAAACCTAAAAAAGAAAAAGATATAGATGAGGATGCGAAGAAGGGTTATCCTAAAAAAGGTATTAAGCCTGGGACTAAAGAAGCTAAAGAGGAAGAGGCTAAAAGACAAGCGGAAGAAGATATAGCAGACCAAAGAAACCGTCCTTACTCCAAAAAAGATGAAGCTTTCAAATTAGTTAAAGCTGATGGTCATTGGCATAGAATTGCTGAAGCTATCTTAAATGGTCTTGGTGAAGGCCGAAGACCTCATCGAGCGGGGGGAGTCATGGCAGGAGGAAAATGGATTCCTACCGCAAGAATGCAGGACTACACTCCTGCTAGAGAAAAGGCTGGAGAAGAGAAGGAGACGGCCAAGGAAGTTGATGTTGCGGCCAAGCTGGTAGCCAAGAAGAAGGCCGAGGAAGCAGCCAAGAAGAAGGCAGCGGAAGAAGCCAAGCCGAAGGAACATCCAGGACAAGGGAAGCTTCCTTTGGAGAATGCTTCGACTGTATACCAGCAAGTAGGAAAACTTTTCTTAGAAACGATGGCAACGGAGGTAGAGAGAAGTAAAGAGAGAAGTGCTACTGAGCTACATGGTAGGCCCGCTGCTTCAGATACGGGTGGTATGATGTCCAATTTGAGAGCCCGTAGCCATGCTAAGGGTATGGAAGTTGCAAAAGCTAGGGGAGCTAGAAAAGGAGCTAGAGAACTTGCTAAAGGTGATGTAGAAGGCGAGAGAATTAGAGCCAGAGGAGCCGCTGGTGGAAGTGTTAGTAAGAATCCTTTCAGCCCTGGAAGGCAGTCATACGCGCAGGGTACACGGGCACTTCAACAAAGGCAAGAACGAATTCAAAGATCAAAGGAGAGGTTAGCTGCTAGGGGTGGTAAAGGTTCTGCTCCTGCCCCTGGTAAAGGTTCTGCTCCTGCCCCTGCTCCTGCCCCTGCTGAAGCTCCTCCCAAGTCTAAAGAGAAAGGACTTCCCGATCTTCCTCCTGGCACAGAGAGAATTGCCCCAGAAGGAAAAGGAATTCACCCTCTTCCCCGTGGAACTGAGCAAATAAAAACAAGCCCCACAAGTAAATCAGGAAGGAACATCAATCCAGACTTACAGAGAAGACTTAATTTAATCAAAAGTAAACAAGGAGAAAGTAGACAAAGTATGGCTACTACACGAAAACGGTTGCAAGCCACAGGGAAGCTGAAGCGTACAGGCGAAGGTGGCGATATTTCGGCATCACGGGCCTATAAACAAATTGGTTCCATGCTTGCTGAGATGTTAGACCTTACTGATGATTAACACCTACATTTTTTAAAAAAAAACATATTATTTAAATTTAAATAATACATATTATAAACCTAGGAGATTTCTGCTTATGAGTAATATAAAGAATATTGCAAATATTCTTCCTGAAGGACTTGATGAATCCACTGTCGAAGCAATTTTCGAGTTGGTGGATTCAACTATTAATGAGCAAGTCTCAGAGAAGATCAGTCTGTTGGAAGCGAAGGTTAATGCATACCTTCGTACCAAAGTTGACCACCTAAAAGAACAAGCTCTTTCTGAACTAAGTGAAGAGAACGAAGTGTTCCGTAACGCTCGTCTCTTTGAATCAGTGAGAACTTTAATGGCTTTAGAATTAAATAGTGATGATGAAGATAATGCTCTTTCTGAAATGACCTCTCAACATGGGGAGCTTCAGGAAGAGTTTGATGTTTTAGCTGGGCAAGTGAATGCACTTGTTAGTGAGAACGAAAAACTTCAAGGCACTATTAAAGTCCTTGACAGTAAAGTTTCTATCACGGAACAAGCTGTGGAAGAACTTGAAGGCCACAAAGAACAGCTTCTAGAAGAAGTTGAGAATTTGGAAGCTGCAAGTGATGAGAAATTTCTCTCTTCTGAAAAAGCAGTTGTTATCTCCTCTGCGGATAAGGAGATTAACGAAGAAAGAGCTTATGGAAATGAGTTCTTAAACGATGAGGTCATGAAGTTCATGCCCTTCTCTCCCCAATCTTAAAGGATTTTATACTATGGATATTATGCATCAAACTGATGATACGCTTGTCCAGAAGTGGGAGCCTGTCCTAGAGGGCATCGACAGTGATTATACTCGTCGCGTTACCGCTCAACTTCTTGAGAACCAAGCAAAATCAATTATTGAGGAGAAAGTTAGAAATCTTGACGAAGCTATCACTGCTGCTGCCACTACGACTGGTCAGCTTGGTGTCTTTCAAAAGTTCGCTTTCCCCCTCGTTCGTCGGGTTTACCCGAAACTTTTAGCCAACAGCCTTGTTGGTGTTCAGCCCATGCAGGGACCTGTCTCACAGGTCTTCTATCTGGGTAACTCTCGCGCTCGTAATGGTGGGGCTGCTGCTGCTGATAACCAAAATGTTTACAGCAAGTTCAACCTGACCTACCTGGGTAATGTTGCTTCGGCCATTGGTTCTGTTTCAGGGGACACCTGGCTTGCAGACACGGCAGGTAACACTACTTATCCTGGTACTTACAACCTTGATGGTGGTCAAGGCACTACTGGTGGTCTTGATGGTGACGATGCCATTGGTGGCTTCGATACCTCCAACGTCCTGGCTGCTGGTCCGAGTGGTACAGTGCCCTTCTTTGGTGCTGGTGCTGGTTCTGGTACTATGGGTGGTAGAATTGCTGCTTGGCCTAACTCTGAAGCCCTGATGGGTTATCAGCTTTCGGCTGGTGAGCGTCTGACTGGTACGGGCATCCCTGAGATGACCTTCCACATCGAGCAAGAAGCTGTTGTGGCTAACACTCGTAAGATGAGAGCCCTTTGGACTCTTGAGGCTTCTCAAGACCTTAAGGCTTATCACAACCTTGACCTTGAGCGTGAGCTTACTGAGCTTCTTTCGAAGGAACTTCAACTTGAGATCGACCGCGAACTCATTGAAGATCTTCGTATGATTGCTTATGGTCTGCATGGTACAAACTATGGTGGGGTTAACCAAAACCTTATGGATAGTAGTTACGTCAACCTTGGCGGGGGTGACCAATTCCCTGGTATTGTTGATTCCACAACTACTGGTGTTTTTATTCCTGCTCAGTTTACCTACGATTTCGGGGGTGCTGAAGGTACTGGAACTGATACCGCGTTTGGGTCTAATACTAATAGATCCAATATCTTTGTGATTGATTTCAGTCAGTCGAGCCTTAGCCTGTACCCCCGCCATGTTGGCGAGGTGTACTCCAACCTGCTTGCGGTTATCAACCTTGCTTCGCAGGATATTTACCGTACCACTATGCGTGGTCCTGGTAACTGGTTATTGACCTCTCCTCTGATGGCTTCGCTTATGGAAAGTGCGGCCAAACTTGAGGGAGGTATTATGCCTACTGATGGTCCTACCAATATTGGTAAGAACTCTATTGAGTTTAAGGGCAAGTTTATGGGTCGCTACGATCTGTATGTTGATCCTATGTTCCCACAAGATGAAATTCTTGTTGGTTACAAAGGTTCGAATGCTATGGATGCTGGGTACATTTATGCCCCGTATATTCCACTCCAGCAACTGCCTACCATTGTTGATCCAGAGTCCTTCCAACCGAGGAAGGGTATCCTTACTCGCTACGGTAAGGTCCAGATTGAGCCGTATAACAGATTCTATAGAATCATCCGAGTTATTGGCCCAACCTCTAACTACTTGTTCAGCCCGTTTGCTAGAAACACTACCCAATTAGGTACTTCGGTTCCTAACTAATAGTAGTAAGTAACAAGATTTTACGAGGGCCAGAGGTTTTTTGTTCCTCTGGCCCTCTTTCTTTCCTATATACTTTAGAACAATATGTATAAATATAGAAGTAAATGTAGATGGAATATGCTCCTTCATATAGATGGAGAAGTAGTTGAGATAAGACCTTCCGAACTATTTGAATCTAAAAACTTTGTAAACTCAAGATACTTAGAACTAATTAGTAAACCTGTTGAAAAAAAGAAAAAGGGGAGATCTTCTAAAACCCCTAACAAAAATATTTTTGTAGAGAAATCGCATGTCTCAGAAACTAGCAGCGGCACCGAGAGTTGATCCCCTTCTTTTAGGGTATGGAGATACCTTTGGAACCTACGGTGGTAGAAACCTTGGGGATACCGATATCTATTCTACTGCCATTGATGCTTTTAAGCTCAACAAAGGGCTGTTAGCTGATGGTGTTGAACTCGATGATTTTGAACAGACCATTAACGATTTTATTCTTGCTCGTTTAGGACATCCTGTTGTGCGGGTTGAACTCACCCCGTTTCAGATTAAAACAGCTATAGATGAAGCTATAACTAATCTTGATTACCATGCTCCTTTCTGGACCATTCAGTGTGCTACCTTCCAATGTTCAGCGGGGGTAGGTGCTTATATACTTCCTATGCATATAGCTTATAACTTAGAGTATGTGGCATATAAGAAAACTCTCCTGAGTATCCAGAATATGGCAGGAACTCTTGAGTTTGATTTCTTTATCAAGTATTTCCAAGACAATTTCTTATTCAGCAACTTCCAAGTCTCTGATTTTTACTTGATGCAACAGCATCTAGAGATGATCAGAAAGATTCTTAGCCAGGAGGGTTCTTGGGACTTGGTAAATGGAAATGTTTTACAATTATATCCAACCCCAGTTCTAAACACTCAAACAGTTATCTTGGTGTATAGAGCTTTAGATTCTTACACTATGCATCCGTACTACAAGAACTGGATTCAACGCTATGCTCTTGCAGTCTCCAAAGGAATCCTTGGTGAAATAAGAGGGAAGTATAAATCACTCCCATCTCCAGGAGGCGGGGCAAGCTTAAATGGTGCAGACTTGATGCAACAAAGTGTTGCTGAAAAGGATAAGCTCAAGGAAGAGCTTCTCTCAGAAATTGAAGAACCTGCTGCGTTCACCCTATTCTAATCATGCCTAAAGGAACAAAAGTACATCGGTGTGTCGATAAAATAAAGAGGTCTGGTAAGGGTGTAAACCCCTACGCAGTTTGCCAAGCTTCAACAAAGCAATCTTTTGCTACTGGTAAAAAACTTTCTGAAGGTGAGGCCACTGGAGAAGTTCCAGAAAAGACAGGTAAGAAGGTAGGAGCAGCATTAACTAAAGGTGCGGGTACTGTTAGGGGTGCTACTAATATCGCAGGAAGAATTGAAAAAAGATTTGGTAAGAAAGCAAAGGAAGAATATATGGCTGGAATAACAAAGGGCGCAGACCCAGACGAGAAATTAACGAGTGATTCAATGATTTATACTTATAAAAAAATGGCTAATTATTTATTAGGTGAGGCTGTTGCTGCTGTTGCGCCTGTAGTTCGGGCAGTAGCAAAGAATCCTAGAGCCGTAAAAGCTATAGGGGCTGCGGGTACTGGTGCTACAAGAATAGCAACTAAAGCATTAAAGGCTCAAAAAGCTTCGGATGATGATTTAGAGGAAAACAAAATAAAAAATCCTTATGTTAAAAAATTAATGGAAACTAACACTGAAAATACAGAAACTGTAGATGAAGGAGTTAAAAAAGTTATAGGATGGATTAAAGGTAAATTATCAGGCGGGGGTAAGAAAGTAAAACCTAAGCCAGAGCACCGCACACCTGAAGGTCACGAAGATCTAGCCAAGGTTTTTAAGCAAGGAGAAAAAGAAAGAGAAAAGTAACAAGTGGCAAAAAAGAACTACAAAGCAACGACGAAAGTTCCTCAACTCACTGAGATTGACGATGAGGGGGAAAGCCTTCTAAATCTTTTTGATCCTGAGAACGCTGATATCAATCTATTCAACTTGGTTGATGATGAGATGATTCGTCTTGCTGGTTCTAAATTTAAATTTTATAAGTACTATCAAACTGATGATTTCGATCCAGTTTATATGGAGTCTAGGAATAAGCCTATTGCTAAGGATCCTATTGTGGTTCATGGTCATTATGATCCTATCTCCATGAGTGAGGAGCTTACTCAGTTCGGTATTGAATTAACTAACGATCAGCTTTTCACTTTCAATAAAAGTTATATCGAGAGAAGATTAGGAAGGTCTGTAATCCCTGGTGATATAATTAAGCCTTTTTTCCAAGATCAAAACTATGAAATCTTCGAAGTGGTGGAGGATAGCTTTGAAGTTTATGGAGTGTACCATTTAGTATGCTCTGCTAAACTTCTCCGTGATGCTCCTGATGTTCAAGACACTCCGCTTACTGAGGTCAGTGATGAGCTTGGGGGATACGCAGGTATAGACGAATGAGTGCTAAAATTGGAGTTTGGGAAAAAGTTTCCTTTACTGGTGATAATTCCCTCTTTGTTATTGGTAGTATAAATTTTGATGCTCAGTTGCTTACTGATATGGCGAATATAGCTATTAGCCAGAGTGATGCGGCGGGGATATCTCACCTAGATAAGTTTTCTAATAGTTTGCAAGGCGAACTTCTTACTTTTCGTGCTATAGTTCAACAAAAACCCGGCGTCTTCTTCATTCCTAAAATACTATCTGATCTTACGGTGCAAGTTAGTGGAGAGCCAACCTTTGCTCCGAATTCTAATGTAGGATATTACAACTTTCCTATTTCTGTAGTTTCTCTTACCCCAAGTAGTTATGATAGTGATCGCTTTGCTATAATTGGAGGCGATAAGTCTGTAGTTATTTTTGGAACATCCCAAAGTACAGGTAATAATACAGTAACTATGTCAGATGCTTTAACTACTACTTGGGATGATTCTAAATGTAATGATGGGGTAGGAGTTAGTGAATTAGTAGCCTCTACAGCAACAATAACAACATCTGAAACTTTGGACGCATCTTGGGAGGCTACCGATTGTGAAATAGTACCTAAGAAAAAATCTTCTACAAGCTCTACAGCAAGGGTAACTATGTCAGAGACTGTGGACTCCTCTTGGGATCCTTCAGATTGTTAACATAAAGGAGAAATATTATGAGTACTTGTAGTAGGGGCAGACGGTGGGGGACTAGAGAAGGGGATGTTCGTAAACTAATATATGAAATAACTAAAACTAAACAAAATATCTCCTTTGTTTATAAGGAAAACTTACGCTCGATGATTACATCTTTTAATGATATAGGATACATAGACTCTGAGGAAAAGTTTAATAATATACAGTGTTTCCACGCAAATGCTGAACGAGCTATTGCTAAATTAAAACAAGAGAACAATATTATTCTTCCAGTTATATCTATAGCTCAGACTGTTTCGGATAATGATAAAGAGAGACAGAAGAACGAAAGCCTTTTAGTTCATGAGAAGTATTGGGATGACGAAAAACACAGAGCTATTAGAGTTCTGAGTCTAGCCCCTAGGGCAGTTAATATTAGATACCAACTAAACATCTGGACTAAGTACATGGCAGATATGGATCAGATTCTAGAGCAGGTACGATTAAAGTTTAATCCTGAGATGCAAGTCCCCACTGAATTCTCTACTTTAGCAAAGGCTTACTTAGACTCTGAAGAGGCTGTGGGACAAGTTACCGCTACTGACAAAGAAGATCGCATCCTAAAGAAACAACTGAGTATAGTTCTTAGAACTTATATTCCTAATCCCAAATTCTTATTTACTTCTACTGGTAAGATTGAAGAATTTAAAGTTGAAACTACTCTCTAATGCCTGATATTTGTGTAGCACCTACCCCCGCAACTTGTGGACACGCTCAAACGGGGAGTAGTAAAGTAACTGCGGACGGTAAAGGTGTGTGTAGGGTGGAAACTGATACGGCTGGAGGATTAATTATTGGCCCTGGTTCGCAGAATGTTTTTGTAGAGGGAGATAAGGTATCTTTACCAGGAGATGCCATTACAACTCATGGAAAATCTCCTCACTCTTCTCCAACGACTAATGCAGGACAATCTAAAGTAACTGCGGGAACTGGCTTTGCGTCTGATCAACCTGATACTACGGGAGATGCTCCGAGTCCCAATATTGAAACGACATTCTTTGAAGCTAGTTTGGAAGAACTTTTCGCTTCTGGACAGGGACATTATCCTCCCACCAATATGTACGCAGCGATGGACGAATGTTATACAGGAGACCCACCAACCCCACCAGCCCCTCCTCCTCCCCCCACAGTAACCTATTCGTACACAGTTGAAAATACTGGACAAGATACAGCCCAGCCTTTCGTTGTAGGCTTCTGGAGATTCTTAGATGGTAATAATGCTCCTAGTGAAGCTGTTCTCACCATGGATTCTCTAGAATTTTATCCTGAAGTAGAGTTAGTTGCCGAACAATCAGTGGGTTCTATGCCCCCAGGATCCACCTATTCAAATACCTTCCAATATAAGGATCTATATTATACTAATAAAGGTGCTTATGCGTTTGGTGTTTACGCCGATATTTATAATACAACAACAGAACCTGATGAGCAAAATAGTATAGCTACTATTACTATACCCATAAGTAATGAGTGTGGATAAAAAAAGTTTTCACAAAATATAATCACCCTTAGTACATAATAAAGGAAGGAATTAGTTATGAAAGTTGTAAAAAATGATAGTCTTCAAACCTTTGCTGTTTACTTCAATACCGAGAAGGGTTGTAAAGAGCGGTACATGAAGCCTGGGGAAAGCATTGTAGTTCCTGAGAGCTATATTACAGAACAGATCAAGACTATGCATAGACGCAGAGTTTTTAAAATTTCCAACGCTTAGGATATAAAAAATGGTAAATTATGTTAGCCCAGGTGTTTACACCGTAGAAAAAGATATTTCAGAATACGCACCTTCAATTAATACTTCTATTGTTGGAGTGGTTGGCTTTGCTGCTAAAGGTCCAGCCAATAAAGCTACTTTAATTACTAGCCAAAACAACCTTATTAGAACCTTTGGCGCACCTAGCGAGGCTATAACTGGTCAAGGACTTGAGGGTTCGCTTGAAATTTTAGAGCAAACTAAGAGTCTTTATTTCATTCGTGCTGCTGCTAGTACGGCTGCTGATGCTTCCGCTACTATGGGATTGGGTTCTTGCCCTGCTGTTATTGTTTCTGGTAACGCTACCTATACTCAAGGGTGGGGGGTTGAGAATCCTCTTACCTTAAGAATTCAAGTTTATGATAATGCAGGGACGGCTCAATTTGCTGATAACTCCAGTGCAGGGAAGGACTTCTCTATCCCTGCTGGAACTGCCACTAGCCAAGCTGAAGCTATCAGAAAGATTGTTGGTGGGGGCTTAGACGCTGACAAGGTTGGATGCTTCTCTACTGGTGCTATAGGTTCGGATGCTACTGGTCTTG